TGCTGTTGATGCGGTTGGAGAAGATACTTTTAATTACTGGCTGAATATTAATTCAGATTACATTGCTTTGAAGAAATTCAATAGGAATAAAAATCAAATATTTTTATTTTAATTATATGTCATCCTGTATACTGTAGTTATAGTAATTCTATTTTTTAAGGAGTGATTTTTATGTCTGATTTTATTAGCGATTGGATTAATGTTTCAATAGGTGGTCATGGCCGTGAGGATTTAAATTCTAGTGATAAGTTTTGATTGAATGCTTATAAAGTTCTTTTAGATGAGAAAAACGATGAGTTTATTTTCTCTGGTGATTTATTATATAGAGTTCATAATAGTGGAGGACCAAAACCAAATTACAACGACTACTCTGATTATGGTTCTTATCAAGATGAATACTACAATAAAGCTTCTAATTTTTGGAAGAAGTGTAACGATGTAGATTTAATTGAATTTGATAATCATTGGGTTTCATTTACAGATTCTATTGATGTGATAAATTCTGGTTATTTCGCAACTAAAGGTTTAAGAGGGTTTGTCATTATAATCAAACCTAAGAAAGCTATAAATATTCACCCCTTGAAAACGTTGGGATTTGATGAACGCGAAGTTGTTGCGCCTATGGATAAAACAACTCTAGTTGAGATATTACCTTTCAATGAGTTTATAAAAAAATATAAAAAATAACCCTAGCTAGAAATTTTAACTAGGGTTTCTTCACGCTTTCTTTTAAAACAGGAATTACTTTTAAGATACGATGAATTATCCTTTTTCTACTTTTCCATCTTTTAGCATTCTCATTTGAATGGCTTCAATCCGTTTACCACTTGTTCCAGCAACTTCTCCTTGATTCTTCCAATCAGACCAGCCAACATCAGCTGAATGAACACGATATTGTAATGTTCTACCAGTGTTTCTAACATCTAAGCCTAAGTCAAACCTAACAACAGAAAGAGCTAATGCTTTTCCAGTTGTACCAGTATCACCATACTCCCACTCATGCCACTTCCCTTTAATATCTTGAAAACTAGCTGATATTTTATCAGTCTGATTATCCCAACGAACGTCGATAGCTTCAATAGGTATAGCTTTTCCTGTAGTCCCAGAGGTTTCTTCAGTACCGACAAACCCTAACCAACCAACATTTGATAAGTGGCTTCGATACCACAAGCCACCTTTCGCTTTAGGTATTCCTTGAGTGATTTGATTTGGTTTGGGAACACCAGGTTTAACCTCTCCCAATTTTTCACCAGTAATAGATTCAATGAAACCTTTAGCTAATTGATCTAACTCTTTATTAATAATACTCATATCTCTTGAGCTAGTAATAAACCCGATTTCAGTTAAACGATAGTTCAAACCTCTTTGAGCGGCTACGTTTAGATTTAAAAGATTACTTCGATAACTAATGCCGTTTGTGTTAGAAACTCCGCCCCAAAGTCCAACAACACGTTTGATTAAATTTGCCATACTTAAATCAGTATTATCAGCCTTAAAACTTGAACTAACTATTACATGTCCACCAGTAGCTGAAGAACCAGCTGCATCTTCATGATACTCACTTATAGTCGTGTAATAACTTGGACTTATTGAATACATCCCCCATCCGTTTGCTGTTTCTTGGAACATATCCCGATTTCCCGTTGTATCAAAAAAGACGAATGAGTCTTTCGACTTATCCGCCCATTTCTTCATAAAAGGATGTAATTTTTTTCTATTAAAATCACGTTCATTAGTTCCATTACCAACTGCACCAGGATCACCTGCTCCATGGCCATAAATAATTAAATGATTAGCCATAAATTACTCACCACTTTCTTTATCTTCATGTTGTGTATCTTGATAACCTAACCCTTCATCGATTAGATTATTAGCTTTTCTTTCGTTGTTTAATGCTACTCCATTTGATTTTAAATCATAGAATCCACTCGCTGACATACCAGCTAAACCGCCAGCCCACGCATAGACTATTACTTCTGTAGGTAAAAAACTTAATGCATAACCTGCACCGATAAGAACACCCACTAATACATTCAAAAATGGCAACCACTTATTATTGATTGGTGTCGCTTTAATCATTTTAGTTACCCCATAAACTATTGCTCCGATAATTGATGCTGCTGTTAAAATTGCTTCCATTTTAAATTCCTTCTTTCATTTTTTGTTTGGTAAAGATTTTATCGTTCACCTTCAATTTTGTCTAAGCGCCTATGAGCTTGTTTTGTAGACTCTTCATTTTTTATAAGCCTATCTCTGTTCTCACGGCTCTCTTCCCTAATTGATTTCATTTCTGATTTAATTTCATTTACACCGTTGCCTATATTTTCAAGCTTTACTAAAGTGCTTGTAGAAGTTGCTACTTCTTCTTTGTCATCTGATTTTTGGTTTCTTCTAAAACTTGCTAAACCAAAATAAATACTGGAGCATATAGAAATTATTGTTACTAGTACCATTAATTCAATTTTCACCCATAGTTACCACCTTTTCTATTTTTTAACAAAACAAAAAGCCTAGCATTTGCTAGACTTCGACTTCTAAATCTTTTAACAATTCAGTTACTTGAACTTTTAAAGAAGCTGGTACTTGTTCTAAAGTCTTTTTACCTTTAACGATTAGCGTTGCGTAAACGACAGCCATGACACTCACATCCTTTCTAAATAAAAATAAAGCTATCTTATTCTTGAATTTCTGAATCCAAGGCAGCTTGAACCTCTTCTCTGATTTTTTCTGGAACATCATCAATTGTCTTCAATCCTTTTTGAATTAAACTTACATAAATTTGAATCATTTTCCCTTACATCCCCTTTTTTTAAACTAAGTTTTCAAGCATTTCAAATACGTCGGCCAACGCCATTTGAGTATTAGTGATATCTTCAGTTTGTTTCTCAATATCTTTTTCTTGTTTTTCAATTTTCTCTTTTAACAGTTTATTTTCTTCTTTAAGTAACTCAATTTCAGAAGGTTCTTTTTCGAAATCTAAATCATCTAAATTAGTAGTCCAACCAAAAGGAACCTCTTCTCCCTGGTTGATAATTTTTTGAAGTAATTCATTATTTTCTTTTTTGTAAATTGATACTAATGCCATGAAATTTTCCTCCTATCTTTAAATACTTTCAAACATTGTGCTGACATTTATCCAAGAACCTACTTTACATTCTGCGTAATCTGAACCAGTTCGATGTCTAGACATCGTTATTTCGCCGTTCGTTTTTACAGATAACATATATATATTAGCTGCAGAAGCTTGACATAAATCGTTTTTTTCTACTTTCGGCCAACATTCTTTTGGAAGAACTCCAATAACTGCAGTCGCACTATTAGCAACCGCAACATCATTTGTACATGAACCAGAAATGTTAACAGCTTTACCCACTTTTGTTATAGAAACACCTTGTGCAGAATTATAGTCCTTAAAACCCGTTTGATACGTTATCTTATGGGTGGATGGTTCAAATTCTTTAAAATTTGCATCAATCTCTTCTGCTGCATTCTGCATTCCACGATATATTTTTTTCATCTCTATTCTCCTATCTGACAATAATTTCTATTGATCTATTTCTATCAATAATTAGATACTTATTTGTATCGACTAAAATAGCAGCTTGATTATTCATGTGATAATCAGCTGCTACCTCTAAAACTCTTTGTCCATTCACAATTGTATTACTTAAAATTGGTACGTTAACAGGTACGGTTCCGCCAAATTTTGTATCATTACCAAAACCTGTAGATTCAATCCCTAACGAATCAGTTGAAAATAAAATAGTATCTACAATCTTTGTAGTGGGAATCATTAAACGACCTAACGTTGTGATTTTAACTATATTAGATTTAGGACTTTCATCTGTACCATCTGACTCAGTAACAGAAAACACATAACTTGTTGCTGGTTCTAACTCAACAACTGTTGTAACTGTATTACTTAGTGTTTCAATGACTGCATCACCTTTATATACTTTGTAGGCCATGAAAGGTTACACTCCTTTCTTCCACTCCAATTTAACCGATGTGGCTGTCACGTTACTTGCAACTAAATTAGTTGGTGTTTTAACGATTGGCGTAACTGTTACAGAACAAGTTGCAAATTTTCCATTTGAACTTGTGGCTTTAATATCCGATGTACCAGTTTTAAGTCCTGTAATTAATCCAGCACTAGTAACGGTTGCTACTAAAGGATTACTTGATGTCCAAGTTAATGTTTTATCTGTTGCGTTACTAGGTGCTACAGTAGCTGTTAATTGGAACGTAGAACCTTTAGCAATTGATTGTGATACACTGTTTAGCGTAATTGATTCAACAGGAATTGCTCCTGTCGTAAATTCAACAGTATTAGATTTAGCTGACTCATCTTCTCCATCAGTTTCTGTCACATGGAATGTGTATTTAGTATTAGGTTTTAAATCTGTTATTGTTGCTGTTAATTCTGTTACTGTTTTTAAATAAGTGTTATTCTCATAAATTTTGTAACTAATTGCCACTCCTATTCTCCTCTCTTCCAAGTTAGTTTAATTGTTGTATCATCAATACTTGTTACTTCTAATTCTCTTGGAACTCTTACAGCTGATACTGGTTCTTCACCTGGATAATTACCACTTTTTATCTGAGCTCCTGTAACAGTAAAACAAAGCACATCTGTGCCACTAATTAGTAGTAATGTATCTTCTTTAGGAATAGCTACTTCCCCTTTTAATGCATAGAATAAAGGCATCTCAACAAATATTTTTTTTCTATCATAACTTAACTGTGTTGGAACATTGAAGATTGTTTCTCCACCAAAAATAGGTGTAGTGTCAAATCCATTCGTTTCAGTACCCAAAGCATTTTTATATGAAGTGACTTTTACATCAGGCTGATATTCTGAATGGTGTTCAATAACAAATTTGAAGCCACTTGGCACTTGTTTAAATACAAAGCTATCAGCAAAATCTAAACGTCTTTTTAATGTTGGAAAAGACATTCCAGTAACAAACGATTCTCTTGAATCAATTACCTCTGATATGTCAGTATTTCCAGCTATTTGTTTATCAAACCTTTGTTCCAACTCTTCTTGTAAAAATTGAGTTTCTTCTGATAGTTCCTTAGCTTCAGTAGAAACAACTGAAGCTATTTCCATGCCTTGATATAAAGCTTCTCTCACATCAATACCACGCATTTTATACTTGATAGAATCACTTCTAATTAAAACTCGTTTATCCACTCTAGATAAATCATAGTCATCAGGAAAATGATTAGGCGTTGGATCACGATATATAACATTGTTACTCAAAAGCTATCATCTCCTTTCCTCAAGTGCTTTAATTCTTTTTTCTTGATTTTCTTGAATTGAAATAAGATTAGAATTGATTAATTGTTGTTCTTGATTGCTTCTCTTTAGTTTTTCAACATCTAACATTATTGAATTAATTACCTCTTTATCAGTAATAGAAGCACTAATTCCATCTAATTTCTCATTAATATTAGTAACAGCAGTATTAAACTCTTCTTTGCTTGAAGCTACACTATCACCAAGATTAATAACTTCTTGTTTCGTTTCTTCAATAACTTTCTCAGCTTCAGTTACTTGTTCTTTAACTTTTACGATTTCTTTTGATTGCTTCTCCATATCAGCTTTAATTTCTAAAAGACGTTTTCTGTCTTTTTTTAATTGTGCTTGATACTTACTTAATGTCATCTGTACATCTCCAAAATCTAAATCCGATTCTTCAGGAGCATTAATATTAAAGTTAACCCCTACAATTCTTAATTCTTCGTCAATCGCCATCGGGGGATTAAAAACATGATGAATGTTACCTTCTTGATAAGTTTCGATATCTAAACCAATCAATGATAGGTCCAACGCTTTGATTTTAAACACACCAGAAGCAACAATAGGATTCGAAATATCTTTTTTAGCTTGACTAAGTAACCTATCAGCTTTTGTAATATCATCGTAATTGACCGCTTTTCCTTGTATGCCAAATAAATTAATATACTCTTGTGTAGCATCTAAATACTCAATACCATTATTCACACTAGCAATTGTCAATCTCGGCTGGGAAGCATCATTCTGATTTTCTTCTGTAGCTTCTTGCCTTTCTCCTCTAGGAAAAATACGTGTCATGACTTCCGCTGGATTGATTTCTTTTGACATTGACATAAGATTTTTTGTTAATTCGATATCTGTTGTTGATTTCTTACCAATTTTTTTAAGCCAGTCAATATACTTCACACCATTTTCAACGCGTATTTGAATTTCGCCACCTAACGCATCACGATCAAGTAGTTTCTCTTGAATCGTTTCCCAAGTAGTAGACGAATCATCCATATAGTAAAACGTATCAGGTAGCTTATTTTCAACATCTATTTTCCCAACAGTGAATTGTTTGTACTTTTCTACTTGTTTGTTGTGAACGCTGATAATATGCTCAAGTATCAATCTTGAAGTCCCTTTTATTTTCTTAAAACTTTGAATGCTATCTTGAAGAAATCCCTCTTGTGACTCACATAAATAAGTAAAAGCAAATGTTTCATCTTCTGAAAATTCTTCGATAGGCTCTAAAACTCTACCTTCAAACACTTTTTTATTGTTCAACGTATCAGTTACATCAATTAAAGAAATTAAAGGTTTAATTAAACCGAACCCTGGATTATTAGGATAAATAGTAAAAGTGAAAGAATGAATCGCGTTAATACCACGTTTCAAACTATTACTTTCTACTTTGATATCGTTTAATAGAGGCGAATGTATCATGATTGGCTCTGAATTTGGTGTTTCTCTTAATTCAACTAAATACATTAAATAACCTCCTTATACCAAAAGAATTCGATTGTTCCGTTACCCTTGATAAGCATTTTATTCTCACCTTTTTTGATGTTAAACTTCTTCGTTTCTGTTGTTCCTTGTATAATTTCATACACCGTATTCTCTATCTGAATAGTCATGTTAGAGCTTGCTATGATTTTCGGATAACAAGAAGTTGCTCCAACGTTAAACATAGTGACTTGTTGTTGACCTCTGATGTCATACTTAGTAATCTGAGCGATATCTAATTCAAAATTAAAGATATCCCAAATATCGTTGCCTTCTGCCTCGTTTGAAATCTTAAATGAGTAAGCATCGAACGTCACAGTCATTAAACCTTTTCCGTTTCTTTCTTCGAAATCTGGTTCATCGACTACCTCAGCTAAGAAATGATATCCAGGAATAGCATCGTCAAACAAAGGAACTCGTTCATCCACTGGGACAAACGAGTTCAAAGCTTTTATTTTTAAGGTGTTCATATCAACTTTGTTATGCGTTTTTTTATCAAAAACGTTAAACGTATATGATAATTCGCGACTTTCATATTCTTGATCACCGTACAATTTTGAGAAATCAAGGTCAATATTAGAAAAGGGAACGCGTTTCTTATGCTTTATCTTCTTAGGATTGCCAATTTTTTTCTCAACAATTGTTAAACCTAAGTCGTTAAAACTATGTATATTATCAAACGAAATTCCATAATACATTAATTCAGCACTCCCCTTTCTTCTAATCTTCCTCTTCTTGCTAATTCATTATCGGTGTGTGGTGCTGTTTGACGACTCACACGCTTACCGTCCATATTAACTACAACAGTACCGTTTCCAACGCCTGCAGCAATTTGACGTAATAAAGAAATGATTTCAGATAAATCAGTATTTGAACTATCTGAATTGCTACCACCTAACACATTAATCGTTAATGTTCCTAACTGTTCTGCGACTGAATCAAATAGATTGTCTAAAGAGAAACTCTTAACACTATTTAACTTGTCACTCATGTTTGTCATCAAGTTACTAGCAACATTAGGAATATTCGAAATAAACTCCATTCCACTCATTCCCATGTATTTCAATGACTGCATGATAAGTTCCATTGCGCGCTTAGGTTTTGTTAACGGGATAACCATTTCTGCTTTATTTCCTTCTCCAGCTCGATATAAACCGTCTTTAGTGATTAAACCGCCGTTTTCATAGCCAACACCACGATAAGCAGCTGTTAAACTACCGTAGCGACTTACAGCATAACGAATAGAAGCAAGCATATTGGATAATGGATCATAGATATCTTTATTGAATGGCGCCCTAGCGTGAGCTCTAAAGGTTGAACCAATCACTTGGAGCAGTCCTTTTGAAGGGTCTCCATTAATAGCATTGATATCCCAATTATTGATAGCTCTAGGATTACCACCCGATTCAGTACGCATTTGATTCATCATTGCGTTTAAGTTGGAAGCTGAATATTGCCCTTCCATTTTTAACGCTTTAATAGCTAGACTTCTCCAACGTTCAACGCCACTCATACCGCCAGTGTCTCCACTACCAGTAAAGATATCACCTGAACCCATAGCACCGTTTAAATGTATATGGTCGAAGTGGTCATTGTCTGGCCAGTTTACCCACGAACCAGATGAACCAGTTCCGGATAACCCCAATCGGTCTCGGACTTTACCAAGCGTGATAACATATCCGATTTGTTTAGGGAATTTGTTAAAGGCGTAATCTGCAATTGTTTTATACCTAGAATCGCCAATAACTCCTGGATAAGCTAAATCTAGTGCTTGATGTTTACCATGATAATACGGGTCGCCTGGACGATAACCAGAAGTAACAGTTAAACCAGGGAATTTGCCCATTAATTTTTGAGCCACATCAACAAGATATTGATAAACGTTATTAGCGTTCATTGCACCATCAAACGTTCCATGACTAAAGAATTTGTCCATTTCAGACTTAACTAAGCCAAACGCTTCACCAGTCATTAACTTAGTTGCTGATTTACTCATATTTAACCAAGGTTCTTTGACTCCATCAAAATTAACACGCTTATCAATAAAGTTCCTAAATGCATCTGGACCGTCTAATAAATCAACGATATCAAAATCTCCGATTCCATCTTTATAAGCAGGTAAACCGTTCATTTTCGCAACAGTTCGACCACTCATAACTTTAGTCCCTTTAGGTAAGTTAGCTATCAAATTCTTGATACGTGGGAATAAACCGACACGTCCGTCAGGTGTTTGATAAGCTTCTTGCCAGTTTAAATCTCTAGCATCATTTACTAGAGCTGGACCGTTAAACGGATGTCCATCTGTTCCTTTGGCATAAGCAGGAATCTTCCAGGAAGGAAGTTTTCTATCTGAGCCGACTTCGCTTAAAACAAAATTAACGCCAGTTAGCAATCCGTTGATACCTTTGCTAATTCCGTTTAACATTTCTCCGTTTATATTTCTGATAGCTGTTTGAATAACTCCTTGTCCATTTTTGATACCTGTTGCTAAAGAATTCATCAAACTTAATCCTGCGTTACGCATATTAGTTTGATGCTTATTAACATTCGCTACCATCAATTGACCAATACTAAATGCACGACCTTGAGCTAATACAAATAAACTGCTAAAACCATTTATTACGTTTTGTAATAAAGATTTACCAGTTTGAGACATTTGAGGAAAATATTTAGATAAGACTGTGTTAAGCATTGTCATTAAGTCGTTACCAGATTGGTTCATTTCAATGGCTGTTGAATCAATACCATCTGATACTGCAGAACCTAACTCACTACCAACGTTAAACACATCAGGGATATCATTTGAGAGAACATCAGTAAACTGCGTTCCTAAATTCATGTCCGTTTGAACGTCAGGAGTTTGAGTTTGATTATTAATAATTGGCTCAGCAACATTAACAACTGTTTGAGCTGTTTCAAATGTTTTAGAAACAACACTTCCCATATTTTGCACAGCATTTTTAACAGTTCCAGCTTTATCTGAAATACCTTTAGCAACACCAATTGGAATCCATTGAGATATTTTAGCCATTACTCGTGAAGGAGAATGAATATCAAGTTTCTCTTTGAACCAACCTTTGATACCGTCTGTGACTTTACCAACGGCATCTTTAACAGCGTTTATTTTATCGGTGATACCTTTTACAAGGCCGTCCATAATGTTTTTAGCTATCTCTGTTAAATCAATAGAGCTTACTGTATCAACAATATTATCTTTTATTTCAATGAATTTATTAACGACACTATCTTTTAACTCAATAATTTTATTAATAAATCCGTCTTTTAGATCAATTACTTTCTGAACTACTGAATCTTTCAATTCAATAATTTTTTGAGGTACCTCAGTTACTAGCCAAACGAACATAGAAACCACATCAGCTACTAATTCGTTAATTTTTTGAATAACTAAGTTTTTCATATTAACAAAGCCATTAACAATAGTATTTACAAGTGATAAAACTAGCTCAGCTAATGTTGTAATAGCTTTATTCCATGATTCAACTATCCAATTCCAAATAGTTGTAAATATTTCGACTACCTTGTTTTTAATACCTGTTACAGCAGTAACGATAATACTCGTTAGAAATTGGAAATAACCTATAGCAAAAGTAATAATACCTTGCCAGATACCAACAATGGCATTAGATAAATTTTGCAAGATGGCAATTAAATCTGTTTTTAATCCTTCAAAATCACCAGTGATTAAATCAATAAGCAATAATATAGGTCCCATTACAACATTTTTTATCAGAATAAAAGCATTTTTGAATATACTTACAAGCCCAGTAAACATCGTTTTAACGCCTTCAATTGCTCCTGAGAAATGTTCTAATATAAAACTAGTAACAGCGGTAAAAGCAATCACTACACTATTCTTTATAGATTTACCTAAACTAGTGAAAAATCCAGTAATACCATTCCATGCATCTTTTATCCCTTGGATAGCGCTGATAAAGATATTAGCGATTCCTACCCAAAGATTATTAAACCAATCTTTTAAACTTTGCCATTTAGCTTTGACATTATTAATATGACCTGTAACACCATCAGAAATTGATTTCCATAAGTCTGTAAAGAAAGAGCTAACTCCTTCCCAAGCCTTTTTAACACTCTCTGATGCTTTAGAAAATACGTCAACAATACCATTCCAGATGTTTATTACTGCGTTTCTGAAACCTTCGTTTGTTTTCCAAAGGTACATTATACCCGCTACAAGCCCGATGATTGCGGTAACAATTAAACCTATTGGATTAGCATTCATTACAGCATTTAGAACTCCTTGAGCAGCTGCAGCACCTTTTAGTACCGCTTGGTATGCCAACATTGCGCCACGAGCAATAGCCATAACACCTTGATAAGTTTTGTAAGCAACTATTAAAGCTAGAACTACTTTTGTAACATTTCTAACAACACTTTCATTTTTCTTCATCCAATCAGAAAAATCATGTAACGCAGGAATTATCGTGTTTTGGATTATATCTCCTAATTTTGTAAAAGCATTAGTTGCTTCATTTGATATTGCTACAAAAATAGAAGTTCCACTTGATAATGTATCTCCTGCAAAAATTCCAAATAAAGTTTGGAAAATGTCAATTATTCCACCAATAACACCAGAAATAACATCTTTAGCAGTTTGGAAATTTTTCTTAGAATTTTCAAGCCATGCAGTAATAGCTTTACCTAATCTAAGAATATTCATAGTCCCTTTTTCGCCGAAAGTACCGCCTAAGTAATCATCCATTTCACTAAGTGTGTTAATAGAACCTGTAGCCACTTTAGCGACTGCTTTAATACCTGTAATAAAATCGCCTATTACAAATAAAGTATTTTTGAGACCGTTAATAAATCCGTCGGCTGCATCTTTAGGGAACATCTTATAAAGTTGTTCTCTTAATGCATCCATAGGTTGACTAAACTTAGTAAAATCCTGAGTAAACAACGAATTAAAGAAAGCAAATACTACTTTTCCAGTTGCTTTGATAGCTGGTATTAAATCCGTAAAAGGTTTAGCAAGTTTAGAAACACGTTCCCAAACTTTAAATAATTTTTCTAAGTTAGCGATAATCGAAGCGAAAGCTTTATTAATAATCACTTTTCCATTATCGATATGCTTAGCAATCGTAGCACCAGTGTACTTTTGAGATAATCTATCAAGTTCCATGATGACGTTTCCTACACCTTTACCAATAGCGTTTCTCAAGTTACCAAATGAGGTAGCAATACCTTCACTGTTGATTTTAGCTAAATCAGCTAACTCCCCTGTTCCAGTACCCAACTCAATAATTTTCTCTTGGAACTGGTCAAACGTCACTTCGCCATCTTGCATTGCTTTTTGAAGGTCAATCATGGCACTATTCCCCACGTAACCTAAAGCATTAGCTACTTTACTTAATGAAACTGGCATTGTTTCCATCAACGTCTGCCATGAGTCACCTTCAACTTTTCCAGTAGCAAGCATTTTAATGTATTGATCCATACCACGAGCAGCTTCATCTGTTGTGGCACCACTTGCTAAGAAAGCATTGTTTAAACCAATTGTCGCATTAGTTGCTAAATCAATGTTTCCAGAAACTGAAATCATACGTTGGTTAATACCAACAATGTCATCTAGTTTCGTAGGTAAACCATCAATACCAGCACTTAATGCATCAATTGACTTCTTAGATTGGTCAGCACCAAAACCTAAAGCTTGCATTACCTTTGGATATTTGGTCATGGTGTCAAAACGAGAAATCGCGCTATCTAATGAGCTAGTAATAGCACCAATAATCTTGGTACCAGCTTTTAATAGTAAGAAAGCACCTGATATTTTACCGATTGAAATAGAAGCTTTTTCACTTGCTCCGTCTAACTCTTTAATTTTGTTCTTAGAGTTATCAATCGCTTCTTTAGCGCTATCCTTAACGCGATTAAAACTATTGCTAAAGAATGACTTAACCTTGCTTCCTGTTGCTCTGGCACTTTCTGACATACTAACAAACTTGTCTTTTACATTTGTAGCCATTTCAGAAGCTGACTTTGGAATATCTTTAATTTTTTGAACAAAATTTGTTTTAAGATTACTAGCAGACTGTCTTGTTCTGCTTGGTAATTCGTTGATGAATCTAGCTGTTTTACTCATGGCACTTGAAGCGCCTAGGGTCATACTGTTAAATCCTGTTACAAATAAATCCTTTGTTCTATTTGAAGCGTTTCTTGCATGATTAGGAATATTATTTATTCCAGATTTAACTTTTTCCAACTGTGAGATTGCTAAATCTTTAGCTTGGCCAAAACCAGAAGCAAAGAAACCTGTAACTTTTTGGCCCATCGTCCTTGCTGCATTAGGTATTGATTGAATCACTTCAACAGGCTTTTTAACAGCTGAAATAATAGCAGAGCCAATATTTTTAGCCATTCCGACAACTGAGTCTTTTAATTCGATAAAGGACCTCTTAAATTCACCAGTTGAATACTTAACCGATTCAATAAGATTTTTATTGTAGTCATCATTAGATGCTTTCATTTCTTCAAAGGTTTGTTTAGTGTCCTCTGAAAGAGTTTTATTAACATCTTTGATGCCGTCACCAGTCTTTTTATAGTTATTGATCGTATTCTTTGATTGAGAATCTAAAGATTTACTAATAGAACCAATGGTTTTAGTTACTGATTCAACTGTTTTCTTTGTTTCAGCAAAAGTATCAATCATGCTTTTAGTTGATTTATTAGCCTTTTTGCCTAAATCCTCAGACTTTTCAATCGTAAAACTAATCGTTTCTCCAAACTTTTTCATGATGTCATCAACTTTACCGACACCGTTAAATAAGTTCTTAAAAACCTTCATTGCTGCACTGTCATCAGCTGTAATTTCTATACCTGCTGAACCAACTTTTTTATCTACCAAGCAAGTCACCTCCTTTTTAAATATTGAGTGTTATTAACCACCTTGTTTGATACTATTAGTTTGAAAGGTGGTGAGAAAATGGATTTTTTAACAAGTGAAAATGCAATTAATTTATTTAAATTTATCGGTAAAGTAATTGCAGCGATAGGAATATTTACTATTGTTCAAGGAATTCTTTATCTAAAAATAGGTAAAGACTTTGAATCTATAACTGTAAAAAGATTTCCTGATGAAACTCAAATAAGCGATATTTATAAAGAAGGCTTCGATGTACTCCGAGACATAGATTTAGACCCTGACAATAAAGGGACAGATCATAGATATACATTAATCGGACCTGAAGACAAAGAAATGACCAAAATTAAATTTTTAGAACTAGACCAAAAAGGTATGGACAGAGGTAAATTTATTTATAATGAGATAAATTTGGATGAATATGCAATAAAATCATTAAAACCTCAACAATACCTTTTAGTCAGAACTCCAACTGGGTCTAATATTCCGACAAATAAGATTTCTTTTAATATTGATTATCAACCTGGTGAATATGAATTTAGTAGCAATATGCGCTCTGGTTTAAACGATAAAGTAACTTTAGAAGTAAAAAGAACAATTATGAGTTTCTTGGCTAATTTGTAGAACGTTATTCCTTCACAGACCATAGACCAATTAATATCGAAGGAATAAGTATATAAAAGATTAATTTCCAAAATTCTAAATTTTTTATCAAATCCATTTACTATGTTCCTTTCATCAAAAACAGACATCACTGTCTGTTTTTTTATTTCTTCCACCATTCGCCTTGTACAAATCCATTAGACACACCTTTTTCTTTTTGTTCAGCCTGTTCTAATGCTTCTTTGTACGAAGGCAGTAACATATCAATCTTCTCTTCACTAAGCATAGTTGATACTACTTGAGTAACTGCTGTAGTAATATCTTGCTGTTTTTCTCTCCGTTGATTATAAAGAAGTTTTTGAGACTGCTTATACTTCCTTGTTAACCAGGACGGAGATTTTTCCAGCGTGTACTCTTCTGTGTAATTAAAAAACCACGAAACCGTCTCTACCTGTTCGACTAGTTTGGTGGCGTATTCGGAAATTGTACTACGGAACTGTTCGATCCAGTGTTTTCCGTTGTCGTTTCTGGTTGTTTTTTCGGTTTGAAGGTTCCTGTTACCTTCTGAATCGCTAAAAAAGCTTTATGAACGTTTGTATTAGCTAAGAATTCAGAAATGATAATAACAGTATCAAAGATATCCATTTGACCTGCTTCTTGTTCGGAGATACCAAGAATTACACCGATTAACTTAGTAATTGTTTCTTCAGTTAATTCTTCTAAAACAACCTCTACGATCCCCTCGATATCTCTACTATCAAAAGCGGTTACTTGATTGCCGTCAGCATCTAAAACAGGCTCATTTCCTGTATATTGAATAGGATTACCAGTTTCATCAAGAATTTTTTCATTCTTTTCATCCAACTTGAACATGCCTTTTGGATAAAATACTGGTTTCTTAACCGTTGAAGTCACTTTGCTGTAAATTCCTGTAAAATCACCAGTCATCATTTTAGCCAGTTTTAACACCTTACTTGTTGTTAGTTTAGGCATAGGAAAAGCACTGCCATCAGACAGTGCGATTACCTTTTTATTTTCTACCATTGAATTAATTTGATCAGTCATTATTGTTTCCTCCTAGATTTTATAATAAAGTTTGCTCTACTTCGATATAGACATTTTCGTCTTCTGGTAAATCATCTTGTGCAAAAGCCACAAAGCCAACTGGCAAAGTACGTTTTTCTTTATTGAACGTTGATTCAACTTCATCACCGTTTAATTTCACTTCATAATAAACAATCATTAATAAAGTGCCATCTTCACGTTGAGAAATAAGAGCTAATTGAACTGCTGGAACTGATTCAGGAGCACCATAAGAAATAGTTTTAGTACCTAATTCTTTAACTGGTAACACATCAGTATCAGCAGGATAGCCGCCTTCTTTGTTAATTGCTTTTTTCAAGCGAATAACATCGCCATCAACTGTACCAACTGCGATTGTTTCATCACCAATTTTAATGAAACGACTTTTCGCAAATTCTGTGCCATCAGCTACTTTAATCAATTTAGTACCGTTTGGAATAGCAGCAGTTGTTTTGCTTGCAGTTCCTAAAACAGCAGGAGTTTCAGAAATAGCCCCACCAACATTAACTAATTGACGATTTTCAATAGATGTTTCCATCAAAGTGGTTGAAATTGCGTTAGTCCAACTTGAAACAGATGTGTCGATTGGTGTTTTTGATTGATCGATTTCAACATCTTCTGTATCAAATCCACGTGACTGAGCAATACCGTCGTTTGTAGCTCCTAAATCACTCCAACCATCTTTAGCTTCAAATGATTCTAGATCCATTACATCGCTAATTTTTTTAGGACGATTTAAAGTATTTGAGTTCCACAATAAACGACCTGCTCCACCTTGAATATTCTTCTTATCATATTTATAAACATTATTTTTTTCTGCCATAATTATTTGACCTCCTCATAGTCCCATGAGCAACCATATTTTAGTGTTTGAAGCTCATCTTCTGTTAATTCAGCAATTTCTCCGTTTAGATACTGAATATCGTTTAGTTGTAAAACACCGATCATATTTGTTGGCGCGATTAACTTAACTTTTGTTTTTGTCTCTTCATTTGCTTTAACCTCTTTTGTTTCTTGAGGTTTCTTTTCAAACTGCTTTTTTTCTTTTGACATATTGACACTCCTAACTTTCAAAATAATTAATACTCATATAACACCATGCTTCTGGTATCTTGGTTTCCTCATCCATATCTGGATAAATAGGTGTTGTTAGTTTCATATCGAATACATTAATACCATCAATCCCAGCGTGATTACGTTGTAAATAGTTAGCGACATCGGTACAGACGTTAAGAGCGTTAATATCATTGTCGTCTCTAACTAACAGCTGGATAGTTGTTTTTCCAACTGATTTTACTTGTAAAGCTGGCTTTTCCACCGTTTTATCTAACTTGAAAGGCCTAATCGTTTTGATTTCCTCTTTGAATATTGGTTTTAAAAAACTTGCGATTGGTAATGTTGCATCTACGAAATCCATTTAAACACCTACTTTCCTAATATAGTTTTCCTTACTGCCATGCTTCCAACTTCAAGCATTCGTTTTTCATTAGCATCTAAAGAACGAGCCATAATGTTATAGCGTTTTTCTAAAGGTGCTGCATACCTCACATCTGAGCCAATTGTTAAAATAGTCTCGTTTGCTTTTTCGACTGTGTCATTAATTGGCGTTCCTTTTTGGATAATCCCGTTTTTACCAGGAATATTAGTTTCATAACCAATGCTGTTGACATAAGCTCCGGTATCGATATGATCATCTGATTGAGTGATTTCCTTTGCT